GAACAAAAGCATAAAGCCCCATAATTCATCAATACTACTTTTTGCGTGTGATTACACCGTTCCAAGTGTTTGATGAATTCCGGAATTCGCTGATTATTGCGTGTGATTACACCGTTCTAATCTCGTTTTTCGGCTCGCTTTCGCCAACGCCTTATTTCAACTAGCTTGTTTCAACTAGATTGATCTTACTCGCCAACGCTCACTTAACACTGTGTGATTACACCATTGTTAATCCTACTCGCCATCGTTGCAGTCAAGATGTACGATTACCGCAGGATTGAATTCCAGTTCGGATATTGTTATATCGCACTGCTAAATGACGTCTGCGTGCAGCTGGGGCTTCCTGCAACCGGGAGAATTCTCCTGGGGGAGCGCGCTTTGGCAAGCCTGGGGCGGTTTCCTTCCGTCCCATCTTTGCTGAAATTCCTTACCGAACTTCTTCCATATGCCCAGCGCGTTGAGGTTGCGTCGCTGTTTCATGTGGGGGGAATGACCCTGCACTACCCAGGCAGGAGACGCATGATGCTCCCGGATTTCGTGGAGTATTATACGTGCTTCAAATCCTATAGTGTAGGGTCCCTCACCGTTCAGCCCGGTAAATTGATGCAGGACTTGGGCGTTTCTCCGTCGGACGTGACAACTAGTGCACTCAAAGCGGTCGTACCGATGGAGGCCGCCACTAACCTTGTGGCTGCCACTATTGCGGGGGAAGTGGACAAGTGTGCGCGTATCCACAAATCGGATCGCCACGTCCGCATTCCTTTCAGACCGACTCGCGTGTTGCAACGGGTGATCGAAACTAGTTACGATCATTACAACATCGAGTTCGCTGGGGGCATGACTCAGCATGCGTACGCCGCTGCGTCACGTATTCTCGAGGTCGAAGAAATGCTCCACAAGTTGAACTACAGCAACAACAAACCGCCTCGCCGATTCGATGCTCATATCATTGATGTCGGTGGTAACTGGATGTCGCATTTGGACAAAGGAAGGAAATATATACATTGTGATTGTCCGATCCTTGGGGCCAATGACGCTCGTCGCGCAGCGGATCGTTTAACTCGTTTGCGCATGCGCCACGGTGCTACATTGAACCAAGTCCGTATTCTCAAGAATGCGGCTGATAAGGTGCAGTACTATGATCGTTCTTGCCCAATGTTCTGCATGAACAAAGGCGGTGCCTGCACGGTTTCTGCACCTGCCTGCATGTTTGTGCATTCAGTATATGACATGACCGGTCGGGACATTGCGGACGCAATGGATTCGCACCAAAGTTATATCGGGTATGGTACCTTCATTTTTAATCCGGACATTTTGGCCTCAATGGATCTGGACACCGCCGGAGACATACCGGTGTATGACGCGCGCTGGAAGATCGAGATGCACAATAAGGTGAAGTACATTCGCTTCTCCTTTAGGGATGATTCATCTTACCATTACGTGCACAGACTCGATGACTACCTAGAGCTGGTGTGCAAGTCTCACATCGTCTCGTCGCGCGGAGTTACATATATGGTGGAGATGCTTAACAACGTCAACTCCACCCAATTCTTCCGATTGACTAGAATTGATATCACTACCTGCTTTCCGGAACAAATTCACCACAGCTGGTGGTTGCCTGTTGACGACGCTGTCAATGTGACGTATTACGTCTTAGATGATGCTGCGTTCAAGTTCGGTTATCGCCGACTTCTCAAGCGGAACATGATAGTCTCTGGATCGTTCCTGACGCCGCTGATGCAGTACGCCTGCCGCGCCAGCGAGTCGAAATTTACAGTTTCTGACATTTACGGATTTGCGTGCTCGCTGGCCTCACGCGTAGTCATTAACGGTAACGTCGTGGTCGCGCGCAATGCCGATTTTGCAAAGGATACGGACTTTCGTTTGCTGGATCTCGTTCAATTTGTGTACATTCGAACGTTTGAGACCAAGTACAGTAGTGGAATTGTACTGCAGAAAATCATGCAAGAGATAAAGAAGGAGAGGTTGCGAAGTGAGGGCGGTTTCCTCATGACCCTATGGGATGCGGCGAAGACGAAAATCTTGGGGAAGATGGAGAATTGGTCGAATTCGCTTTGCAACTTTTTCCTTGGTGCACTGGTTAAAAGGCAGTACGGTCTAGAGTACGGAGTGATCGATCGCGAAATAACTTTCAGCAGTCTCATACACGTTCGCAAGACGGTGCTCGCTCGCAGAGAAGGGGTGACTCATAATGAATTGGACGCCGTGGCTGATGTCACCGGTGTCTATTTCAGTGAGAAAGCCGTCATGGATGATCTGCTCGGCGGTAAGAAGTCTGACGTGCTATGTGGAACAGGGCGCAATTCGTGTCTCGAAAACCACAAGGAGTTTGTGCAGGTCGGTGTGCCGGGGGACGGGGACTGCCAGTTCCACGCGATCGCATTAGCGTCGCGAAGATGGCTCGACGGAAAAGCCGTACGGACGTTCTTTGCGGGATTGCCCGGTGCACCGAACTGCCTGCTAAAAGGGGATTGGGGGGACGACGAATCACTCGCGTTCATATCTGCTAAAGCGGGTATGCGTTTCTGCGTGCACATGACTGGCACGGCAGCTCAGTACGAACATTTTCGCACCTTCGGGGATCACGGGCAGGTCTACCACTTGTCTTACAACGGGTCTCATTATGACGCGTTGTTGCAGTTATCGGAAATCGAACCGATGACTCCAGTCGGACCAGCGACAGTGGAGACGTCTGAAGGAGGTCCGCCGCACAGCGTCCTGGACTACCTGCACCGCAAGCTGTTGGGGCAGGATGTTGCCCAGTATCTCCGAGAAGGTGACGATCCAGCCGTGCGGAGCGCCTTGGAGTTCCGTCTGCGCATGCTCAACTTATTCGCTCGAAACGCAGACAAGATGCCGAAAATACTTCGTACGAATGTCTCTTACGAAGAGCTCTTTAAGTCTTTAGGTGCTGGGAAATTCAAGATCGCGTGTGGGAAACGAGTCTACATGCATGTCTTTGACAAACCATTGTACCACAGAACTGAAAGAGTCGGTGCTGATCTTGAACACGAGGAAGCTTTTCCCGGGATGTCGGGCACAGAGCAGGAGAAGTCGGAGCGATTGTATATGAAAGATTTCGTATCGGTCGCTCGTGATATCGCCCACATGTGTGTCAAACAACCCGTGAACAAGACCATCACGTCCGCGACCCCATTACCGACTGTCGCGGAAGCGCCCGCGCAGGATACCCAAGCACAGACCGGTCGTGCCCAGAGCACTCAAGCGCCCGTTCCCGTCGTGGTAGCGCAGCCCACCGTTCAGGACACCCAGAAAGAGGTGAGGACTGACTCTACCCCGTCTGAGCCACGGCACTCTCGCCCGGTTTCGCGCGCAACTGCAAGATCGCGTAGCGGTTCTGTGACCAGCGTCACTTCCGAATCATCCTCGGTGACCGTTGTTACGACAACCGGGGAATCTGTCAGGGAAATTAGAACCGTCTTGGCTACGAACGCGGTGAGTGATGTCATCACCGCGGAACGATCGTACTACCCGGATATACCCTTCAGTTGCGTGGATAGGCAGCATGCCCGTGTACTTGACATACTTACGCAGAGTTGTGTGTATGGTGAGACCTGCTTAGACCTCAGCAATGGTCAAGGCGGTAGTGCAATTGCGCTCGCTGGATTATTCCAGAGAGTTTACGCGGTTCATGACACCGCGCAACAGCATCAGCAAGCAGTGCTGCCGCAGATCACTCACCTGCAACTCACAGAAAGTAACTCGATCGAGACGACCGAGTTCGTGAGCGCGCTGTGTGATAGGGTCACCAGTGTCGAATTGCTGCTGTACGATTACCATACTGAAGTCGAATCGATACCCCTCGAGGACACGGTTCTCCCGAAAATATCGGTGGTTGCGTCCATTGCCACAAGGCTTGTTAAGACTGGTGGGGTACTCATTTTGAAGTGTTACGATCTGCTTAACACCGCCACTCGCAGCGTTATTAAGGCGTTAGCGGCGCACTTCGAGACTGTTGAGTATCTCTACTCGGAGCACGCCCCGCCTTTCACGGGCGCGGTGTTTCTTGTCTTTAAGCAACGCCGTGATCTGTTGCAAATGGACATTACCGTTCAAACCCGCGCTGTTCGCGAAAAGATGCGCGGGTTGTCCTCCAAGTCGCTCGGGCAGTTGCGAAAGTTGACCGAGGACGTTTACGCAGTTGTGGCTAGGTCCATTGCCGGAGGAGGAACTAAGCGCATGCCCACCGTTGCCAAACCCGGTAAGCAGTGTAATGATCCAAACGAACTGCACAAGCGGGATCAGGTCATCGCGATCTGTCCCGAGACCTACCAGTTCTGTTGTACGGACGACATTGGGGTGCGCGAAAGTGTGTTACCCCCGCCCGGACTAGGCATTGTCGCAATACGTGGAAAACCTTTCAAGGTAGACAAGCGTCAACATCTCATGGTCATCCACTTCCGCAACACGGATGAACTGCTGAGTTACATTCAAAAGTTCTTCGTGAACATGAATGTGCGAGTTGCAGTGGTTGGGGGTAGTAAAGGGGATTTTCCGGCAGTATCAGAGCACCTGTATATCGTTCATCGCGATAACCGGCAGATCACTACCACCCATGCCTGTGCAGCTGGTGGCGGTCTCGAATGGTACTGGTCCCAAACCAACGCTTACAAGCAGTACTGGGACAAGGCCGACGGTGAGTATGAAGTTGACTTCAGCATCCCGCCAAGACGCGAGACGTTCTGTCGCAACGCTGTTCGCGAATGTAGAGAACAGTGGTATATCTCGCTGAAGAATGTCGGACAGAAGTACGGTTCGTTCTACAAGTGGCACATCGATAACATTGCTTCAGTACCACCAGAAGACGTTCGCGGGATCAAGAAGCTGTGCCAAGACAGTGGTGAAGACTTCGGTATCATCAAGAACGGTGAGTTCATCGTTAGACCGATGGACATCGAGTTTTACGAAAAGGCTTATGACGGTGAGCGATTTATCGATCTGACGTATCCAGACAACGATCCCATGTGCCCCCGCGCCGATCATGTCGGTTATCTACTGGTCGGCAAGTCTTCTAGGCTCATGCAAGGCGCGAGCATGTTAGAGGCGACTAGGGATTTCGATCCCTACGGTACCTATATCCCACCAATAGCCCTGCGAAATGGTGTCCCGGGCTGTGGAAAGACAAAGTACATCATCGACAACGCGGAGCAAGCGGACTACATCCTGACGACCACTAGGGAGAACAAGCAGGACATCGTTTCTAGATGTCCGACAATGCGTTCTCGCGTGAGAACCGTCCACTCCGTCATCATTAACAGCAAGACGGTTGAGAACACGTCGGTTAGGAGATTGTTCATTGATGAGGCGTTGATGTCACATGCTGGTGAGTTGCTCATTGCGATAACAATCCTGCGCCCAGAGTCTGTTGAAATGAGCGGTGACGTTAATCAAATACCGTTCATCAATCGCGCGGCTGCTATCATAATGAAGTTTGACGATGCGGCTCGCATATGTGACTCCATCACTCACGCTAGCGTGTCATATCGAGTTCCGAAGGACGTAGCGGCCCTATTCAGCTCTTCGTATGAGCAAGGTTTTACCACTAACAACAAGATCGAGAGTTCAATGAAGTGGGTCGAGGTAACTGGTTACAATGAATTACCCAAGGCCGATCCCGTCCTAGTTTTCAAGCAGGCTGAGAAAGCTATGTTGCGGCTTGAAGGGTATGACGTGTCGACTGTTCACGAATATCAGGGTAAACAGTCGCAGAAGATCTCGTTGTACAGACATTCGACTATACCATCGGACCAAATCTATATGTCTGATCCGCACATATTGGTCGCACTCTCAAGGCACACACAGAGCCTGGTTTATTACACCAGACTCAAAGATAAGGTTTGTGACGTCATCGATAAGGCCGTTGGAGAACTGGAGAAGGTTCAGCAACGCAGCATGTCCGGTGGTGGTCCGTCGTGCGCAATGATCATGAACACCAATTACGCGGGACCAAAGTACACAAAGATACTCGAATACGGGTTAGCCTATGATGTCCCTCGTTATAGGTTGTTCAAATCCGTGGCATCGATCCTACGACCGAGACACACCAGAATCAGGTTGAACAACGTTACACCGCATGTTGAGATTTTGCAGCAGTGGTATGATACCATTCTGCCGACAATCAGCACCGCCGACAGAACGTTTGATAACCATATGATACATAACGACCCGTTGTCCGTGTCAATTGCTGGAAAAGTGACCCTGGATCTGTCGAAACTGAAATACGACGGTCGTAAATTTGACAACAAGAGACCGGTTCTGCGTACAGGAATTGGCTTGGAGCGTATTAGATCCCAGCGTGAATCTCTACTAGCCTACATCAAACGCAACGACGCGGTCCCGATCCCGCTCGAACCAGTCGACCCAACGTACGTCGTGAATCTCATGATGGAGAAGTTCCAAGGCTACTTCGACCCGGAGAGACTTGAAGGTGTTCTCGGTGTACCCTTAACCCTCAATTCTGAGTCAATGACCAAGTGGGCATTGGCCCAGGATAAGAGCATAGACACGACAGTCGATCAGTATTTGCACGAGCAGGATCTGAGCAGATACGAATTCATGATCAAGCCTCGTCCAAAACCGGATTTGACCAAACTTGCTAACAGCACTTATGCCGCGTTACAAACCATAGCCTATCAACCGGGAAAGATCAACCAATTTCTCTGCCCGTTGATAAAAGACATGAAGGAGAGAATCTTGTTCTGTCTTCGCGATAGATTCAAGATCTTTTCCGATGTGACCATTGAGGAGTTCGCAGCTAAAGTGACAGACCTGTTTCCTGATGGGTTTGATCCGAATTCGTTAATTTACGAATTCGACATTTCTAAGTTTGACAAGTCACAGAACGAAATCGCTCTCATGCTAGACGCCGCGATCATGAGGATGTTCGGTATAAACGAAGAAATTGTTCAGCTATGGATAAGCGGACACACCGCCACTACACTGGTGGATTACAAGGGGGGTCTGAAGGCGGAGGTAACTTACCAACGCAAATCTGGCGACCCGTTCACGTTTCTCGGTAATACTCTGTTCCTCATGTCGTGTCTGGCAGTCATCGTGCCGCTCGAGCAGATAGAGTTCGCTGCTTTTGGTGGTGATGATCAGATCATCGTCACTAAGACCGACATTGGTCTCAGCTCCGTGCAATATCTCGAGAATGTCTTCAATCTCGAGGCGAAACTTTTCGTGCGGAAATATCCGTATTTCTGTTCGAAGTTTCTGCTACATGCAGGAGACCGGTGGTATTTTCTACCAGACTTGCTAAAACTGGTGACCAAGCTAGGAAGACACGACCTTCGTAACGACACCCATATAGAGGAGTACAGAGTCTCGTTGAACGACCTGTTGCAAGTGTACAGGGACAAGACAGTTTTTCCTGTCTTCAATCAGGCGTTCAATGAACGCTACCCGAGCCCGATCGTCGACCATACCTACATTATCGAAGTGGTTTTAGCTCTATGCGAGAGGGAGTTGTCATTTCGGTCGCTGTTTTACAGCAGACCCGATGACATCGTGTGTAGAGACCCGCAGAGACCTAAGTTTAAGGGGGAGTAGGTGGGTAGTTAACCCTTTATTCTTAGATTAATTGTTAGTGTAACATTATGGTTAACGGTGCATTTCGCAGATCGCGCGCTCGTGCTACGGTGGCCCGGCGTTCGTTTCTCGACTCTCTGCTGGTGGTGCTGTTGCGTGTTGTTGCGCACCCCGTGTCGTTGGTTTTAGCTGTCTTTCTTGTTCTTTTTGTCGCAGCTGAAGTTTTAGAGACTACCGGTCCTCTGGAGTCTCTAGACAAGCTGATTAAACAGGAGTTGGGCTCCAAAGACATCAACAGTCTTGAAAAGTTTCTCCTGAAGGGCTTTGACAAGTGTATAGTATTTGTCATCTTGTACAAAACCAAAGTAGTCGCCACTCTCGCCTATTCCATATTTGTTGCCTTAAATCCGACAAAACTACGCTGGTCTGTCTTTGGTGCTGCAGTTTTGATAGTCGTTGCGATACCTTCGCTTCCCGTCTTCTATCATATCATCACTGCAGTCGCGCTAGTGTTCTATCTCGCGCTTCAGCGAATTGAACACAAGGCTCTCACGGTGTTCATCTATGTCGCTGGAATGGTGTTGTATACTAGCGCTGTTGTCGTGTCGGTTGCGACAGCTGGTGCTGGTAAGCGCAACTCCACTGGTGCACCGTAGGATACAGCCCTTGGTGACGTTCTCGGGGGTGGAGCCCGAGTACACTTTGCTCGTCGACCATCTTCCGGTGGTCACTGAGGGCGAGAAGTGTCTTGTCGCAGTAGCCGGTGACTCGTGTGAGCTGCCGGACTATTGTGGTCAAGTCGAGAGGTTTCACATGAAGGTTCAGGATCTGCTACTTGTCATCTGTGCGGGTCATCATGTGTTACCTGGGCACAAATCGGATATCGAAATTTTTAGAGCCTACTCATTGGATGCCCGCGGTGAGTTTATTCCCGTTGAATTATATTTCATCGACGTTTACTCATTGGACAGGAAGTACCGTTATTCGGTCGTGCTTCCGTGGGCGATGCTGTCTAAATTGGTCGTCAAGACAGCTGTGCAACACAGTTTTTATGTGGACAAGGATCTTCGGATCTGTCGCCGTGGTACGTATTTAAGGTCTCTGACCAGACTACTGTCACGTAGAATTCTTAATTCGGAAAAGCAACTCTACCCTGGTGACGCGCCTTTTCTTGAAGCGAATTCACTTCGGGGAGCATCATGCCGCCCGTCCGGTACACACGAACCCTATTCCTGCACTGATCTCATAGTCGTTAATGAGACCTATGCATTGTGCTCGTCGGTTTGGACGCAATTGCATCCCGGTGCGTGCCCGATGGATCGGCAATATCGTCGTGGTGAATTCGGTTTCGAAGATGTTTGTACTAACATCACAGTCCTGGAGAAGAAGAAGGCTTTCGGTGAAGATCCAGACGACGGGTGGCTTCAAAGATCTTTGAAACAAGTCGTCAATTGGTTGACCACGAAGATTGATGACTTTGCCGAGTTTATCGAGGGGTTGTTTTTGAAACTACTCGAGAAAGTTATAGCTTTTATGTTTTCACAGTTAGAAGTTCTTGATTCCCTGGTGGAATTTGTGGACTCGCGGTATGTAGTGTTTGAGCTAATGGTTGTATCGTTCATCATCTGTTATAGATCCAACCTACCTGCAGCTTTGATTTTCGTAGTTATCTTCGGAGTCACCTGCGGTTACGATCGGACACGTGATTTCAGACTCCTCCCAGAACTCAAAGCTCTGTTGCTATGGTCGGGATAAATCTATTATGTTAAATGTTTCGCCTAAGCATCATACCAATTAATTACAGATTTGATTATTTCGAGTTTTCAATTAAATTAAATTGGGTCACTACTTGTTCCGAATATTAAAGTGAAGTTACCATGAGTTTCATCAAGGATTTGTTCGCCCGCTTCCTGGAGTTGTTCCGCGGTAGTATCTCGAATGAGATCGTCCGTGAACTAGTCCGCTTGCAGCGGGAGCGTGCAATTACCATCGCTCGCACCGTCCTTACGGACGTGTACGTTTACGATGGTAAGGCGTACTTCCGGACTGCCGAAGTGAGACGTCATGAGAACATTTACTATCAATATAAGGATGGAAAATGTGCAGTGCTGGAGGAGTCAATCCAGAAGGTTGTTCGTACCTGCTCTGCGTACTCTCGTTTCACGAGTGATTTAATCGTCGAGGACGATATTGGAGTTTTAGTTCCGCTTGAGGTTTGCTTTATCAAAACTCAAGCGAACGTTGATCTTGCACTTTCGCCGGCGAATTTGGAAGATCGTGTTGCAGCGATGCGTAAATTCGTTCGCGATTACGACGCTGCTCACTCACCACCGGCCCCAGCTCAGGGTGTGGTGAGTCATCCGCCGAGACCCGCATCTCGTAAGATGTGAGTCTCGCCGGAGAGCCGACGGTTGAATATAGGTACCTAGTACCGGGCCGAGACGACGACCGTTGTATACCAGTCTCAATTCAATATAAATTAAAGTAAGACTATGGCAAG